GGGATCCATCCCTGACAAGGATCGGCCCAGACGGATATCCCTTCCTGGCACGGTCCAAGAGGGTCGAAGGCAACAGTGGCGCCCACCTGGGACGCCCTTCTCTGGAGAACTGCTGCTCCATGTCTTTCTCGAAGTCGTCTGCAGCCAGGTTCAACGGGTCCCGAAAGTCCCTGACTGCTCGCCCCGCAAGAATAAAGCCAGCCGTCATCTCTCGATTGGGGAACTGGAACGAGAAGACTAACATGGGTAGTCGTCAACCTCCTCGTCTGTCGTGTACGCCCGTGGCCTTCTGGAATGGACTTCCACCATTTCCTCGAAGACCTCATCGGTAAAGACTTCTTCCCTGTCCTCAAACGAGCTGACAGGCCCCTTGGTGGGAGAGTCTATCGGTGTAACTCTCGCCGTGATGATCTCACCGTCAGGATCCTGGATGATCCAGCCATTGCGGAGGTGCTCCAGGATCATGGCCTTGATCCGTTCGATCCACTCCTCGAACTCCTTGGCACGATCCAGGCGTCCACTCGCAGATGCCGCTTGAAGGGCGTATGCCGCGGCAAGCTCCGTGGCCCAGTCTTTCACCAGGGGAGGAATGTCCGCACCCGTCCACGCAGCTACTGTCTCTTCGGGGTAGAACATAATCATCTGAGGTTCCAGCCAGTTCTGCGACTTGATCTCTCCGAAAGTCAGGTCGGCCTGAACTACGCCCCTTCCCTGAGTCGGTGCAGCTTCGGGATGTTCCTTCAGATAGTAACTCCCGAACTCCAGCGTAGCCCAGGTGTCCGAGGTCGGCGGATCGACGGGCGGCATGATAATTGGCATGAGATCCTCCTACGGGGCAGAGACTTCGACTTCTACCGTCTGCGTCTGAAGTCCGGCTTTCGTGGCAACTACAACATAGCTGGCAGGGTCCAGCCAGATGAAATCGATCCAATGGCCATCCACGTCGGTCAACGTTGACCCAATCACATAGTCCTCGCTCACTCGACCAGCATCATAGTTGGTCTTTGAGTAGACTCGGATCCTGGCGTCCGCTACTGGTGCTAGCGTTTCATCCAGGATGGTCATCGAGTCGGTGAGCGGATAGTCGTGATTGATCGGCACCTGGCCGTCCCCCTGCCCAACAGTCGCGATATAGAAAGACAGTGTATCCTCGTTGGCATTGTCTCCTGTGTTCGTGAGGAACGCTGCATAGCATCCAAGGTTCTGCCCGGTAGAATCGAACGAGACCGAGTACCGCCCTGTGGTCTCGATCTCAGACATCGTCTGATCCTTTGTAGTCCACCCACTCGACTTGAAGGTCATATCGTCCCAGTCCAGCCAGTCACCGGTGGAATGCTGAAAGATGGCGGCCGTCGGAGTCTCTCCAGAGATAGCTGAGCCTGTCTCCACGTCGACCATCGTGAGGATCAACTCGACAGTCGAACCAGGCCCATGAACGTCACCGAGGGTAACTCCCGACAGTGCAATGAAGGAGGTTAGTAGAAAGACTCCGACGGCTCGCCAATTCATTTCTTAGCCCTCCTCTGGGATAGGAATGTTCTCTGCAATGGACTCAACGTACTGCTTGATATCCATGAACTCTTCCTCGCAGACTCGGCCGTTGGCTGCCAGCCAGAGCGTCAGCTCTGTCTTCGGCGCCTCGATCACGATCCGCATTTCATCGTGCTGTAGGTCCTCCACGTCCGTGACCCACAACTTGAACGGTTTGTCCGGCGTGAGAAATCCCTGTGGCGTGTACGCCTTGAGCATGGCGCAGATCGCGCCACGGTACAGGTCCTCGATCACATTGCCGAGTCCTGACAGGATCCCTCCGCTGTTCTCGTTCGCATTCTCGTCAGGTTCCATGGTTGTGCTCCTTTCGCACGGCGCCTGGATTCGTGTTCTGAGGTGGAGGCACCAAGACGCCCAACAGTGTATCCACCTTGCCTTCCAGCTTCTCCAACGCTTTCACGTGAAACGCCCCACTCGACTTGATGACCTCCACGTCGGTCTTCATTTCCGAGACTTTCTCTCGGATTTCATCGTCACGCGCAAAGAGCTTTCTGATATCCTCAAGCACTTCCTTCCTCATTTCCTCCAGTGAGTCGCATGGGGGCGTATGCCCACCATTGCGCTTTACCTTCGCCATCCAGCGAATGACAAAGCCCAGAGTTCCAATGCTGGTGCTCAGCGCAGTTACCGCAGCCATGATAATCTTGAGCTCTAGACCTTCCATTCATTCTCCCCTTGTTCACTCGATACCTCCATACAGAGTCTTATCTCTAATGCCACGGATAAGGTTCTGGTGAAGTTCATTCAACCCTAGACCTGTCTGTGCCAACATGCCATAGATAGCCATGATTTCGGCAAGTGCATCCTCTGCTAGATGCTCCATCGTATCCGTCCTCAGAACAGGAGGAACAGCGAGCTTTCCTTGAACAGTCGTCATGATGGAATTGAATACGCCAAGAAGCATTTGGCCTTGATGATGGAGGCAGTACTCGGAGCCATTGAAAGGAGCATGGTGCAGCCTACAACACATCCGTTCGCATTGTTCTCCATCGTTCCAAGTGCATTGGACTAGAGGATATTCCGCAGACCCTTCGTCCGAACACAGATAGCATAGTTCTCCAGCCATGAAACCCTCCTACGGTTTCGGGGAATTCCAGCGAGTGGCTACTCTACTCACTCTAACCCAGTCCGCTGGTGAATTGTCGCAAGTCACTCTGACTATGGCCAGTCTGACAGGACTGACCGCTGGTGAAATCGCAACTCCTTCATTGAGGTAATTCGTATTTCCTTGCCCCCATGTCACGTCAACGCTGGCAAGCTGACTGAGTGTCATGCTGCCTGCGGTTCTCTCGTAGATAGCAATATTGCTGATGTAGGCTGCTGTCGTTTCTGTCTGGAGATCCACATACACGAAATTGATATAGGTGTCGTTTCCCATGACTGTCGGATGGCTTGCAACTCCGTAATATCCGACAGAGTCTCCTCCGTTCGACTGTTCAAAAGCAGGGAAAACGGTGAAGCCTGTGATATGGACAAGTTCACTCACGTTCGAAGCAGTCGAATAGCGCGAACCATCTTGCATAAACGTCGTGTAGTTCGTTCCGTCACGCGAGATATCGAGAGCTTCGTAGTTTGAGATAGGCGCTGTTTGGATCTTCACCTGCCCCCAGCCGTCGATCGACATGAACCCGCCGTCTACAGCATTCCCGATGGTCAGCGTTTCGGCCCACGGAGACGGCACCTGCGTTGCATCGAGTTCAAGAGAGCTGTTCACGCCTCCGTACGTGTCCATATCTGGAGGCAACGTCGCCGTCTCTTTGATCTCCATGTCATACGTGCTCATCTCCTGGAACGATTTGCCGCTTCGAGATCCGACATGCCCCCAGTCATTGCCCACAGGCTCGATGATGTTCATCGTCATGACCCCAAGGAAGGACAGCGAGATATCGTCAGGGAGAGCACCGCCCCCGTCCCCTACATTGAAGAAGATGTTTCCCGCCCCGACTGGCCCCGTCACTGTATAGTTGCTGGCATCGATGAAAGTCCCTGCCCAGAACGGATAAGGTGCGTCAAAGTTCGGCTCAGCATAAATCCCTCCAGGATACATCGCACACTTCGACTCTCCGTCTGCAATTAGAAGCTCGCCGTTCCCTGCCTGGAAGAACGCGCCTTTCCATGTCCCGTCAGATCGAAGTCCATCGTACTCACCTCCGCCCAGAACGTCGTTTACCCGGAAGTAGAAGTCGTTGAGATCATAGGTGCCACCAGCATTCACCATGTCGATGCATACGACCGTACCAAGGCTCCAGTCAGGTCTCAGCGAAAGCAGGTTGCCAACAGTGTCCTTGTCTATCAGGACTGTGTCTGCAAAGTCCCCTTTGTACGAATAGAAGTTCTTCCACCTGTTGCTGCCTCCGCAGTTATAGACGTTGTCTGCTATAGGCCACATCTCCATGACCTTCCAGTTGAAGGCTGAGTCAATCCCAGAGTCACCTGCCCCTACAGTGGGCAGCTTGATGAACCACTCGTTTCCACTCTGAGTCCCTGTCTGAGTGAACTCCAGCCCTGCTACTGCTGGCCCAATGCTATCCCAATCGATAGCGATCACCTGAGTCCCATCCAGGTACAGAGCATCCCGTCCGTCACGATCAATGATGAGGGCCCCAGTCATCGTATCGCCCGACTTCTTCACGTAGCGGTTATTGAAGACCACCATCTTTGCCGACTCGGCCAGGCCTGACGTCGTGAGAGTCAGGAGGACGACTGCGGCAATCGTTCCCACTGCAAATCGATGGGAATCGGATGTCCACGCTCTGCACTTTCTTGCAGCCATTCTTGAAAGACCTCCTCGCATTTCGCCCTCACATTCTTTCCGCCCAAACCACGGTGACTATTCTTCGCGGGTTTCCCAGGGATGTGATAGGCAACTGCGTTGGGCGCCACCCACAGCGAGTAGCCCTCCCACCACAACCTGAGCGTCGTGGCTGTCTCTCCCCTGAAACCGTTGGTGATTGTCGCGAACCCCCCGATTTCCTTCAAAGCCTCCACGTTGTACAGCCACATGCCATGGAGGATCGGAACACAGTAGACCTTGTCCGAGATGATGAGCGATCTCTGGTCATCGTTCGGGATGAGCGCACATCTTCCATGCTCGCCCCTCTCGTAGTAGAAGTACGCTCTCATGGCAACAGGATTCCTCGAGGCCCTTGCGGTGAACTTCTCCTCATAGGGATTGAGAGAAAGTCCCGCGATCGCAGCTACACCCTTTCGCACCATATCCTCGGGCGCCTCTTTGCTGATGGCGTCATAGATCCGTACTAGCTCCGACAGATAGCCATTCTCAAGGGCGTGATCGTCTTCCTCTCTGAGCCCGAGTTCACCATGGGTATGGTGTAGGGCAATGTCATAAGATCGATCTATGCCACGTTCTCGGACCTGGAAACAGGTGATATTGTGTCCGTTCCTCGCCATGACCTCCAGCAACTTCCTCACACAGTCGTTTTTGTGGGTCCAGCACGGCCTGATCGAGTCGTCGACGATGATGAGGTCCCAATCCATATAGTCTTGAGCGAGGAGACTACAAAGGAATCCGTAGAGCTCCCGCGGACGGTCTTTCGTGGCCACCTGGACAGTGACTCTTCCGACCTGTCCCTTTGGGACCTCTTCTCTCCAGTCAAACGCTTGCAGCGAAAGTCTCGGTTCCATATTTCCTCTGTGGCATCTGCATCTTTGCGGTTGCGTAGACAAAGACTTCCTCGGCGGATATCTCCCTCATGCACGGAGCTGGAGACCGCCGTACTCCCATCTCCCTACGTCCTCTGAGGTGTTCGCCCCAACTACAACTCGTGGTCTTCTCGAACCAACACTGACATCCACGTTCGGCTGACTTGGATACAACCAGGCAGTCGGGGTATACGTGATGAACAAACTCAGGGCCCCAGGGGGTTGAGTCCTCTGGAGCTAGCCATGCATCGGTAGGTCCGAATAACGCAATGCTCGGAACTCCCAACGCTGGCGCCAGGTGATGATACGCGCTGTCAGGACTGATGATGAGATCCATCTTGGCCGCCAGGGCTGCACTCTCTCGGAACGACTGGGTCCTGAAGGCTGTCGTGTGTTCGTTCTCCCACATCAGTTTCTTGTTCTTGCCGAACAAGCAGCAATGGACTCCATCCTTGGCTAGCATCTCCTGGAGTTCCTTCCACTTCTCCAGCGGCCAGTCCTTTTCGATGTTGGCTGAGCCCGTCTGCAGACCGACTAGAGGAACATTCTGTCCTGGAGTTGGAAGCCCTAACTCCTTCCACTGCCAGTTCGCGATCTTACGTTCAAGCGGCGTGATCTTATACACAGGCTGTGTGATCCCATCGTAGTCAACGCCTACAGCCTCACACCACATCTCGATACGGTGCATGGAGATGTTCGGCGCTTGAGCCCACTCGACTTTGATCTCAGGCCCTAGCATCTCGAAGCATAGAACGTAGTCCTGCCAGGCCAGCTTTCTCCACCACCGCGATGGAGGCCCCTCTCTCGTGTTGAACTGAACGTAGTCACATTCGTAAAGAGTCCGAATGTCGGGATGGCCACAGATCGCCTGGATGAACGGCGATGGACAGAAGAAATCTATGTGGCAATCGGGGTGAGCTTCTTTGAAGAGACGGACAGCGACGGAGATACAGAGTACGTCACCAAACCCGCCCTTGGGTCGAATGAATGCCGCGTCCACTGTTCCTCCCTCGTGTGTAGGAGTGCCCCGGTCACGGCCTTGGGGGGCAGAGTTTCGTGACCGGGGCAGGGTCCATACGCTAAGCGCTTATCGCGCTATGGGTTATCAGGGAGTGGGAGTGACATCCCTCGAAACGACACGATCAGGATCGGTCGGTACGGGCAGGACGTTCTCCTTGTAGTAGACCCTCACTTCCGCAGGGTCATCGTTGAACTTGGTCCAGACAGCAGGACCCATGACGACGTCGAAGTCCTTTCCTCCGGTCTTGGGCCGTAGACACTCACCCTGGAGCAACTTGAAGCTGTCTCTCTGGGAGGGCTGAGGAAGGTAGATCACGACATCGTCGGGGATGAACGGGTAGGTATCTCCCGCTGCATCTGCCCAACGATTCTCGTACACGTGAGCGTTTTTCTTGTCGATGCGCTTCATCTGCTGCTCTTCCAGAAGCGCGTCCTTGGTCTTGTCGGACACCCACTTGTAGACCTCAGTGTTGCCAACCAGGTAACGGTTGGTCGTGAGGTTCATGAAGACGTCCGTAGCGACAAACCCAGAGTCCTGGACCATGTAGTCGCCAAGTCCCTGCCACGTCTCTTCTGGGGTCGTGGGATCCGACAGGATCTTCGCGGAGTTGTCACTCCAATCCAGTGTCGCATTCTCGCCCTTATGCGTGGCCTTGAATCGGAAATCGATGTCGAACTCAACGCTCTCGACACCGTCTGTGTCCTCACCAAGCTCCATGCTGATGGCACCCTGGAGTGCATCCCAACACGCCTTCTCGATGAGGTTGTCTCGGAGGGCCTTCAGGAACGCAAGCTGTTCCTTGATGTGGGTCTGGGCTCGCTGCGTGGCGTTCTCGTTCCCTGCCTTGCCGGACTTAACCCACAAGAGGAACGCTTCGTCCAACGCAACTGAGAGGAAGATGTGCCCGAAGCGAGCAGCCATTTCCCTCTTGCCTACAGGATCAACTCGACGTGCCGACCTGCCCTGAACATTCCAGGGAGCCAACTGACGTGTAGCCCTCTGGATGGTCCACTTGGCGATGTCGGTTCCACCAAGCTTTTTCGGTGTGAAGATCTTGAGGCCCTGGAGACTCTCAGCGTGGCCCATCTGATTGATCTGCCACGTGAGTGCATCGGCCTTCAGATCAACGAGTTCTCCGACAGTATGCATTGACCATCACCTCCTTATCTAAAGATGATCTTCGACCCGATCTCGGAAGCCTTGGCCGCCGCATCCAGACCGATCAGACGGTTTTCGATTAGGATCCCACTCTGGATGATGCAGCCGACCTTCTGATCCAGAGCCGTGACTTCGTCAATCGCTCCGTTCAGCATGTTGACCTCATCTCCCAGAACTCCCTTGAACACCTCGGTACCATCCTCTGCGAGAGGATCGTACTGGGCAAATTTACCGGTGGCGGTAATCTGCCCGAGGCACAGCCCCTTTCGCAGTTTCGTGGTCGGAGTGTTTCCCGCGTCGACGGCTGTGGAATCGATGATCCCCTGTCTGTCCGCCAACCGATTCATGCTATTCACACGAATCCTTGTCCCGATGGTCTCTCGATCTCTCAGGATACCGGATCGGGTGATGCCAAACTCATCTGCCATTCGGGTTCACCTCCTTATTCCGCCTCGTCGAGCGGCTTGTCGCGAAGCGACTCTTCTCCCCCACCATTGCCATCGTCCTCGATCTCTCGACCCATCTTGACACCAGCCACTACGACTGTGTCCAGGAAGGAAGACAGATCGCTCTGCCAGGCTTTCGCCTCTTCCTCGGTCGGGCTACCGTCGAACACCCTATCCACGATTGTGGACAACTTCTTCACGCTGTCAGGCGTGAGTCCCTTTTCCACCCTGGCATCGATATCTGCCACGATGTCTTCCTTGACCTTCTCGACTCGGGCGAGACGGACCTGGCCGAGTTCCTCGTCCTTCTTGGCGAGGTCGGACTTCAGACTCGTGTTCTCTTCCTCGAGACGATCCAGCCTGGCGGTGAGGGCCGAGAAGTCCTGCCCGTCACCTTCCTTCTTCTTCTTCCCTTCGAACATCCTGCGACTCCTTCCGAGCTTACCTCGTTTCGGTGGACCCACATACTCATAACCCCCGTCCTTCTTCGACAGCTTCACGAACCCAGTCTGACTCTCGATGACTGGGAACAGTGTCACGCTGACCTCATCGATCACGGACCTCCACAAATTCTCGTGGCCGTCCTGCACATCATTTACTGAAATCGAGACGTCGCGGATCTTGCCTTCATCGATCTTCCTCGACCAGTCGTCTCCGATCTCCAATTCTCCAAACAACCCCCAGATCTTCCTGCCACCCTTCTCTACCTGCTTTACCGCGAGATCTATCAACCACCCGATCCCACTCTCTGCATTCATCGCATGATCCTGGATGATGGGAATCTTCAGGCCAGCATCGATCATCTCAGAGAACATCTGCACGAACCTATCGAGATGATTCCTCTTGAGCTTGATCTCCACACCCGTCTGAGGATGGATCCACAGCCCCTCGTGGATCAGTTCCTTTCGGTAGCGATTGGCCTTCTTTCCGTCAGGCCTCGGCTCAAGATCTAGTCTCTCGAAGTCCGAAGCGTCTGGACATGGGAGAACAGCATTGGCCATATCCGCCGGTGCCTCGTAACTGATCGGAGCGAAGTTGTTGGTCTTGAGCCACTCAAGCGCCTGCTCCTTGGTGAAGCTGGCAGTCTCAAAGCGAATGCTATGAACTTCTGACTTGGTCTCTCCCCCAGAAGTCTTGAGACCGTAGACAACATGGATACCGTTGCCGAACTCGTCCTTTTTCATTCGGAAGTCATCGAACTGGTCAGGACTATTGATGCGGAAGCTATGCAATCCAGCAAACGGCATGTTGAACTCCCAGGTCGAAGTGGCTCTTGTTGTTACTCAAACCTGAGACTACACAACACCTTGTGGCTCCTGCAACCCCCCTACAGATTGCATCCGTCGTCATGCTCGTGATCGGGACA